GGTGGTAGTCTCTTCAGTGCAATGCACGGTAGCTTAGTTACTTCATCTTTGATCAAGGAAACTACAGAAACAGAGAGTCAAAACTACGGCTATAAGTTCGGACAAGAAGAAGAAACATACAACATAGTAGCAGCACACGGTTACTTTGGTCGTCTTATCTTCCAGTATGCTTCTTTCAACAACTCAAGAAGTCTTCACTTCTTCCTAGCAGTTTTCCCTGTTGTATGCGTATGGTTAACATCCATGGGTATATGCACAATGGCATTTAACTTAAACGGTTTCAACTTCAACCAATCAGTTGTTGATGTAAACGGTAAGATCATTCCTACATGGGGCGATGTCCTTAACAGAGCAAACCTAGGTATGGAAGTAATGCACGAGCGTAACGCTCACAACTTCCCACTTGACTTAGCATCTGCTGAGACAACTGAAGTTGCACTAACAGCACCTTCCATAGGTTAACTTAATGCTGAGGAGCACAAGCACAAATGACTCAATTTCTCGTAAAGTATGGAGGATACTTCTCAATATTTGAATTCATATTCTTTGTTGCAATAAGTATCACGTTAGGACCAGTCCTAACATAATCCGTATCAAGGACCTCTACATAGTAGGGGTCTTTTTTATGTCGTGAAATATCTTACCCATCCTCTGACCGTATGTAATCTAATTATCGTAGGGTCTCTTGTCTTCATCGAAGCATTACATATTAATTTTCATAGTCGAGAAGATCGGCAAGTAGGCATTTCTTTTTATTACGAGAGACCCCAAAGGGTTTCTTTTTTAATCTAAATAGTAGTAGAATTAGGTGTAGCAAGATGTAACCAAACTTGTCTATATTATTGTCCTTAATAGGAGAAACCTATGAAAAATTTACTGCCTTACAATCAACTCAATTCATGGCATCCATACGATACGCAAACACGAGAGGATGATTACTACGAGTGTCTCATTGAGTGTAACGATGATGCTTCCACATGCAAAAGACTTTGTAAGGGAGTGCTAGATTAACTTCCATCAAACATAATAAATATCAGGGGTCGCAAGACTCCTTTTTTTATGGTATAATTTTGTCATGGCATATTTAGTACATCCTTTACCTCCTAGAAAGGTATGGGTAAAGAAAGAATATCTCTACGACCTAGAGAAAGGTCATGGAGAAATCACACCTGGCATTTGGATATCGGTAAGAAGTATACAAGCGAAAGCATTATACTTTGAGACATTATTAACTGACTACGGTGCACTCTTTGATAAGTTACCACTTAGTGCATTCGTATGGAAAGAAGACTACGATAAAGACAATCAACTACCGTTAGATGTCTTAGAATTGTGGGATTGTTTTGACTATAACATTACAGTTGTAGAGAAACCTATTCTTGGTCGCTGCTCTTTCTTTGGTAAAGATAAGAAGATGCATCCTGGCGAGTATGAGTTTACTATTGACACAGCACACCCTGACTTCTCTGTATTAGATACTAATTTCTCAGAGCATGATCCAGAGCATAAGACATTTAATATTATTGCACTAGACAACGGACAGTTTGCTGCACAACCTAACAACAGATGTCAATTCTTTGACAACAGTTTGGTAAACAATGATGCTCTACTACAACCTGACTTTAAAGTCTGCACACAAAACTATGCAGTAGAGACACTACCTAAATGGTGGTCAGTCGGACACACAGATGAGTGGGCATATAAGACTAAAGATGAGGAAATAAATAAAGATACCTAACTAGTTGTAATGACAGCGGATCCTAGGTGCTACGGAGGAAGTTACTCTGCTAGTATCCCACAACTACAACCTAACGCACTAGATGCTGCTAACCCGAGAAACATTACTCGGTATGTGCCTAGTGACCCACGCACTAACATACAGGCAAGTGATCCTATTGTTGGTGCTGATGGAAGGTGCTACGGTCCTTACAGATCAGAGTCATTACGACCTAACCCACTGGATTCGTCTAACCCTATCCAGATAACATTAATTACACCCCCTGCAGCGGAGACAAATGGCGAACCGACATACCAAACTCCTGCCGAGAATCCTGCCAACAGATGCTACGGTCCTGTCCCTCTACCTAATAGTCCAGACCGAGGTAAATCTCCTGACCTACCTGTCCCTCCTACACCTCCTCCATCTACAGATGATATAGATCCTAGAGCAATAATTAGGACACTGGTAGGTAGATGTTATCCTCCATCACAGACTGCAGTAGATGGTATTGGTGCACCTGATGTTGATATACCTACCCCATCTATACCTGCACTGCAGGCAGATCCACCGATCGATATGATCTGTGATATGTTTCCATACTTACCATTCTGTCCAGAGTGTGAGAAGTATGCTACAGATCCTAGGACATGTACAGAATTTCCATTGGGTTTACCTCCTATAGGTGACGGTATATTCCCACCGACTCTTGGCACAGGAAATAAGAATTGTGATAAGTTATGGGAGTTTCAAAGAGATAATCTAGTCAATGATCTTGGTGATGGATACTGGGAGAGGACTGATACAAGAGAGACATTCTATTGTCCACCTGAGCAATCAAACAGTGGTTGGTCGAAGTGTGTAGAGGATGCACTTGACTGTCTATTCAAACCATATGTTGAGGGTGCATGGAAACCTCCTAGTCAGGAGTGTGTTACTTTCTATCCTAGAGGATACAATGGTAACATCAAGTCTTTCTGTATTGCTAACTGCTACCCTGCTAGAGTTGGAATCTATGAGTATGTAAAAGGAAAGGGTAAGATACTTGCATTCAAACCATATGGTAGTGGACTTCACAACCTGTTGGGTGTGACTACAAACTATGATGGGACATGGAATGGAGATAAGATAGAGAATCCTGGCGGTAATGATATATGGAATAGCACATCAACTAAAACATACACTGCATCTCTCGGTGCAGCAACAGTAACTATCACTGTTGAGCCATACGATGACAATGGTGAATATGATAGTATGTGGTATGCAACATACACTGGTGTCTTACCTGCTGTTGGCACCAGTAGCACCGCAACGTTTACTGGTGACACTGCCTCGTTTAATGTCTTGCTTACAGTTATAGAAGGTAATGCTGTAGGCACTAACCATGACTATGGCACATCACCTACAGCACCTGCAGGATATACTTTGACATCTAGTAAACCTGCATTCTATCTACACAGTAGAAAGAAAGATGATAGGTCAGTAGCAGTATATAAATTCTATTCTGAATCACGACAAGATACACTTCTAACAATAAAACCTGGTGAGCCTGATACATTTGGTGAAGGTGAGAGAGCAACCATGAATGCAGGAGGATATGGTTTCGTAGAGATCCTAGGATATGCATACGAAGATCCTGCTGCTATGGCACCCTTCCTTACTAACAAAGAGAAGGCAATGCCACTGCACAGATATTTCAGTAAACTATTCACACCTGCTGATGTAACTTTTGTAGGTAGTGATATTGTAGTTTCATCTACATGCTCATTCACTATCGAGTGGTCATGGAAAGATTCTCCATCAGCAGCAGGGGTCTGCCTTGATTCATTTACTATTGCTAATAGGACTTTCGTCCGTAACAATAACTATAAAGGAAGACAGACTGAATCATTTACATTAACCGCAGGCACATATCCTATTGCATTCCAGAATCTAAACAGTAGAAACTCACCAATAGCAAATAGAATATACAATGATGGTAAGTCTATCTGTCTATTGGATAGTGCTCATGATGATTGCAATGGCACGATAAGAATCTCTCGTATTGATGTGGCAAACACAGAAACAATAGAGATGGATGATCACTACTACAGTAATAGAAAGCAAACTGTATTAGAGCCGCCAACTAAGGACGCTAATAAAAATTATTATCTCATTCCATATGATGTAAGTAATGTGATAATAATGAATATTGATTTAGAAAAAGGGAAAGCAGGATATAGAAATACTTTAATGGCATACATTGAGACAGATGGTGTGCCAAGATGGGCACAACTATTGGTCGTAGATGCAACCAATCAGACTGGTATGTCACAACATACTATACCTCTTACTGTCCTCCAACAATACGCAGGAGGCAACATAGGATTTACTCTCATACCTAATGGTGCTCAACTCAACTCATACAATGTGGGAGATACCTTTACATCATTCTCACAACTAGCTGATGGGTGGAGGATAGATGGTGTTGCATCAACCGAATCTAACTATGCACTCTTCTCTAATGATGAATTGAATCCTAGAGGATCTGTGAGTGATAGTAGAGACTACACAGTATGGAAGGGTGACCACTGGCAATGGTGGGAAGATCTAGTCGGTGGTGATAGTGACTTTGATGATTGTAAATTCTGGCATGAGGTTATATGGGCAGGCGGATCAAACATCTATGAGGGTATTGAGTGTTATGTGTGGAGTAAAGATTCACCTCCACAGGTGACTAAACCTTTACTTAATAAGAATGATTGTGATCCAAATCTATTCTATAAGAAATTTAAAGACATCATGTTGATGAGATCTGACTGTGGATCTCCTGTAGTTGATACTGGAATTGATCCTACTGATGCAGGTTGTGGTAAATGTGATGGAGAATATTTATTCCAAGTTAACAGGACACAGAAGAGTAAGATTGCAAACAGTGGTAAGTTTAGTCTTCGTAGTATGGGTGGTATTACACAGGGACTAGCAGGTGATTGCATCGTCTTCATTCTAAAATTATATAAGAATGCTAATCCTCTTTGGGAAGGCACGTTTAAGGCAGGTGATTGGCCAGAGATAGGGACTAAGTTACATGAGGAAGAATTCTTTGAAGTAACTAAAGGTGACACTATTAAATTTAAAGTAGAAGAGATCAAGAGAGGACCTGCGATAGGTAATGTCACACCACGTCTAGCAATACTTGATGAGGAATCATATCTCTTCGAGAGCTCCTTCTCTATACGTCTACAAACACAGTCAGGAGACTCTAGGTCTATTCCATACCCATCAACTATAAATCCAGAAGCTGAAGCAGCGAAAGGAGTTGGTGGTGAGATTACTGGTTTCGATATTTGTTATGTCTTTAACAATGAAGACAGACATAAGAATGCAGAGTTGGAAGAGGATCAGAAATTCTATAAGGTATGGGAGAATCAGGCAGCAGTTAATACTGATACCACATATAATAACACCACAAACTATACAAGGTATCAGACATGGACAGATCGTAAAGGGTCAGTCCTCCGTGGTTGGGATGGCACTGATAGGAATTCATACATAGACACCTATGGTTTCCATGCAGATGACAAACCACAAAATTATAATTTACTTGTCACCAGAATGTTATTCAAAGATGGTAAGACAGGTATCCATTATGTAAGCACATACAATACTCCTGGTAGTGTGAAGAGACACATGCAGGCAGAGACACACTATGCCAGACTACAAAAATATGCTGATGATACATTTGCATGGTGGGAATCAAAGATGTCTGTTGGTGCTGATGACACTGATACACAATGGATGATTGATAACCTATACAATGGTATGCAACAAAATCCTGAGGTGAATACAAATATTGAGCCAGGTTATTTCATACAAGATTACTGGTTGATACCAGAGGACGATGAAAACCAAGAAGACCATGGCATAGGTGCTAACACTGCTAAGATTCGTGTTGGTATAACCTTCTGGGCAAAGGCAGAAGGATATGGATCAGGTGGAGGTAGACGAAAGACTAATTACTATGCTACAATAGAAATACTATCAGTCCTTGATTGGGGCGACGGATATGGTGAGGGTCAAGAGTTTATATTCTACTGGCCACCTAAGTATACTGATCGTGTCACTGATTATTCTACTGCCAATGGTGTCTCACCATATGACCCTACTCTTCCAGAGCACAGGTCAACCTCTGGGACATACAATCCTTTAAGTAAAGAGATACCATCCTCTGTCCAGATTAACTACGAGCCTACTGGTAGAGGTTATAGAGATACTAAGAGACCTGTCTATGATGCATTCTTCCAAGAGTCACATAACAAAGAGTCTATGTATTGGTTTATAGATAAGAAAGAATACAAGGACAGGATCAAATTTAAAGTCCGAATCAACGGTGTACAATGATGAAAGGTTTTGGTGAGCAGCCAGGTCGCACACGTCATAAAGACTGGGCAGACAAGTCACTACAAAAGACAACTAGAGAATTGAAAATGCTTCGTGAGGTCATTGAAAAATACAAAGATGATCCTGATGGTCGTCATAAGATGCTCAAGAAGATGAAAAGGTTATGGAATAGTCCTATCCAGACTGTCAGAGATCTGGATATGAAACCTACTGGAAAGAATATAGTTGACGAATTAAGAGAAGTAAACTATGATGAGATGGTGGAAGACTATCGAGAAGAAGTTGGTATAGATTCACCTCATGACCCTGTTGATACTACAACAGACGAGGCAGAAAACATTAGAAATTATCTAGAAGGAAAATGAAGGTTGCTGTGATCGGTAGAGGTAGTGGCGGTTTAATTACCGCTATGAATCTGCTGACTTTCAACATTAATGTTGATGTATATTATGATCCCGAAACTTCACAACTTCCTGTTGGTGAGTCAACCACACCTCAATTTGCATCACTAATAGAATGCACATTAGGTTTAACCATTGATGATCTTATATCTCTTGGTCTTGCATCACGCAAGAAGGGGATAGAGTTTGTTGACTGGGGTAACTCAAAGCATTTCTATCATAGATTTCTACATGCAGATGCTATTCACTTTTACACTAAGACTCTTAACCCATTTCTTCAAGAGAATCTAGAGAAATATTGTAAGGTTAAGTTTATTGGCAAACGTATTACTGCACTCCAAGCATTGCAGAATGAATACGATTTTGTTATTAACTGCTCGGGTGCTCTTGATAATCGTAGAAAAGAGATTGACATACCATGCGTTAATAGTGTATTATATTTTGATGATCATAAAATACATGGTCATCCAGAGTATACATACCATCTTGCTCATGAGTATGGATGGAAGTTTAGTCTTCCATTTCCTGAGAAGGGACTTTCTAGAACGGGTTACCTTTACAACAGGAAGTATCAGAAGCATGCAGATGCAGAGATACTTTACTCTCATGGAGATCTATATGAATGGGTGCCTTCATACGCACCCGATATGATTGTCGGCAACAGGTTGGCACTGAATGGTAACGCTTTACTATTCTTCGAGCCTCTTCAAGCACTTTCACTTCTTCATTACGACATGGTTGCAAAAAGAATCTGCGACTATATTGTTAATGGCCAAACATCTGAGGAGAAATTGCTAGGTAATCTCTGGTATCGTAGGATGGTGGAGGCATACATTGATGCCCTCGCCTTCCACTATCAATACGGTAGTAAATACGATTCAGAATACTGGCAAGAGGTCAGTGAAAAAAGTGTCACAAGGGTCGGACATAAGTGGTGGAATGATGGTATGCTTATACACGCAGTCAGATCTTCATGGGGAGAGGGTAAAAATTCTCACCTCACAAAACATCCTGACTACTACTACGCACCTGATCACACAGGTATTTTTGGTATCACTTGCATGTATCAATTACATGAGGGGTTGTCAGGAAGCACACACGCTTGACACAATCCCGAAGAAAATGTATACTAAATAACATTACAAAGGACTCGAAAGATCGTAACCCTGCGTAGATTAAAAAGACTTCCATGTCGGGAGGTCTAACATCCGCAGGATTTTTTTCTGCGAGAAACTAAAAACAAAAATGATTAAATCAACAATCGCTGCTTTAGCAGCAACCCCTCTTCTATTCTCTGGAGCCGCTTTTGCTGGTCCTTACGTTAATGTTGAAGCAAGTGGATCATATCCAGATGGAGCATATTCATCAGGCACATGGGAATTCCAACTTGGATACGAAGGCACAACTCCTAATGGAATTGACTGGTATGTATCAGGTGGTCCTACAGTAACTCATACAGAGTCTGCTGACGAGTTTGGTGACACTGAACTTATCGGTTACATCGGTGGTGGTAAGACACTTACTGATAGTGTAGGAATATATGGTGAGTTATCTGCAGCAACAAACGTTGATGACGTAGACTGGTCTGGAAAGGCAGGACTTAAGTACACTTTCTAAGTTAAATCCTATATAATAAACTAGGGGTCATATGACCCCTTTCTTTTTCTTTACATTATCATGGCAAAAATTCCTGCTACTACGACAATCTATACAAGAAATGGTTGTCCCTATTGCACAAAAATAAAAGAGGTGTATAATATGAATCGATGGAGTTACAACGAGATGAAACTTGATGTTAACTTCGGTCGTGACGCATTCTATGCTGAGTTTGGTCACGGTGCTACCTTCCCACAGGTAATCATTGGTGGGCAAAAAGTTGGTGGGTGCACCGACGCTGTAAAATATTTGAGAGAAGGAAAATTCCTGTAATGAAAATCAGACGCACCGACGAATTGTATGAGTTGATTGAAAAAGCAATCGATGAAGCATTCGTGTCGAAGCGTTTCCTCTTTAGCATGTATGGATATCTAAAGGGTGCACAGTATACTCGTAAGGAGACTACAGCATTCATAGAATCTGGCACTGCTAACACACTTAATGAAACGATACTTGATCTTGATGCATATATCAAGGGTGGTGACAAGGTTTTGAGAGAAGCATACGGTCACATCCCTAAACCAGAAGCAAGAAAGATCAGAAAGTATCTTTATAAAATACTAGAAGATGCATGGACTTATGAAAAGGAAAGAAGACCTGGTCGTAAACGAGCTAAATAATGTTAAGCAGTATTAGGAGGCACCTATGGATTATTCTTTTCTATACATCTCCTTCTTCCTCACGATCGGAAGTTTCCTTGTTGGTTTTTTAATTTCTTGGAATATTAAAGCAGCATTTGATGAGTGGCAATCTAAGGCAGACTATGCTAAGATAGTTATGCATCCAGAAATGTATGATGGCGACGGTAATCTTGTAGACGATGACCTCTTCTACTTGCGTTATTCTGAGGAAGATGATACAATTACTGACAAAGATGATTAACAATGAATAAATTATTGATTTGTGAGATCTTGCAAAAGACTCACTCTGCTAAAACTAAGGCAGAGAAAGTTAAAATTCTTCGTAATAATAACAGTCAAGCATTACGCACTATCTTTATTATTAACTTTGATGAATCAGTTGTGCCACGAGTGCCACTCGGTGAGGACATTCCTTACACACCTAACGAGGCACCAATGGGGACTGAGCATACTAACTTGTTAGTTGAAGCGAAGAAGGCATACTATTACTTCAAAGGTGGAGCAGAGAATCTTTCTAACATGAAGATTGAATCTATGTTTATCAGAATGCTTGAAGGATTATACAGAGACGATGCCATAGTCTTTATTAAGGCAGTCAATAAGTCTCTACATAAGAAGTATCGCATTACAAAAGCGGTCGTTGAAGAAGCATTTCCAGAAATTAATTGGGGTAACAGATCTTGAGCGTCTATATTGATCCAAGAAAAACTAAAGAAACTACAGTTGAAGTTAAAGAAGCTCCTAAGGAGGAGTGGATGGCGAAGATTGACCAGATGGATAACGAAGAGTTAGGTCGCAAGATTGCATCAGGACTCGGTTACCTCTTGATATCTCCGCTTGTTTTTATGCTCTTCTGGAATTGGATTATGCCAAGTCTCTTCGGACTAGCAACGCTAGGATACTTGAAGTCACTTGGACTACTTGTAATGGCACGACTAATTTTTAAGCATGACTAATAAAGTTTGTCTCATCAGTGTCACTCCTGACGCAGAGAAAACTATGGGTTACATTGCTCGTGTAAGTAATCCAAAAAACCAAGACAATCCTAACGTAGCAGGACTACTGTCCTACTGTATCAAGCATCAGCACTGGTCTGTGTTTGAGCAGGCACACCTGACATTGGAGATCAATACCACTCGTGCTATGGCAGCACAGATATTGAGACACAGGTCATTCACATTTCAAGAATTCTCACAACGCTATGCAGCAGTTGAGAAAGAGATTCCTGTCCCTGATCTACGTCGTCAAGACGATAAGAATCGACAGAATAGTATTGATGATGTGCCACAAGAAGAAAAGTATTTCTTACAGGGTAGGATCGCACAGTATTTTAATGAAGGAGTAGATTTATATAACGAATTATTGAGACACGGAATTGCTAAAGAGTGTGCTAGAATGGTATTACCTCTATCAACTCCGACCAAGATCTACATGACAGGATCAGTGAGATCATGGATACATTATATTGATTTGAGGTCTGCACATGGCACGCAAAAAGAGCACATGGACATTGCAAATGCTTGTAAGAAAGTATTCATGTGTCAATTCCCTATCGTGTCTAAAGCACTTGAGTGGTGCGAAGACTGTGGATGCCCTGATGGGTGGGAAGATTTACAACCGTGTTTGAGGATAGACTAATGCCAATTTACAATGTCGTAAACAAAGAGACAGGAGAGAAACAGGAGTTTCAGATGTCTATCTCCTCATATGAAAAGTGGAGAGAAGAAAACCCAGACTGGGATAAAGACTGGTCAGCAGGTGTCGGGGGCACAATCTATGGATTACCTAAACAAACTGACGGTTTCAAAGAAGTCATGTCCAAAGTCCAAGCAGCACATCCTAAAGCAAATCTGAGTCGATACACCTAATGCCACGCAAAAAGACACTAGCAAACATACCAACTAAGGTCATGCGAAGAAAGAAACCTATCAATCTCGAGCACCTTAAAACTATAGAACCTCTCACAGATAATCAAGAGAAGATCTGGAAGGCATATGGTGAGGGGCAAAACCTTGTGCTCCATGGAGCAGCAGGGACAGGAAAGACTTTCATTTCTTTGTATCTTGCATTGCAGGAGTGCTTAGACCCATCGTCTAAGTATGAAAAGGTATACATGATCAGATCTCTTGTGCCTACAAGAGAGATTGGTTTCTTGCCAGGTGATCACGAAGATAAATCAAACCTATATCAAATACCATACAAAAATATGGTGAAGTATATGTTTGAGATGCCAGACGATAATAGTTTTGAAGCATTGTATTCTAATCTTAGAGCACAAGAGACTATATCATTCTGGTCTACCTCATTTATTAGAGGGACAACATTTGATAACTCAATCATACTAGTGGATGAGTTTAGTAACTTGAATTTTCACGAGTTAGATAGTATAATCACTCGTGTAGGCACAGACTGTAAGATTATATTCTGTGGGGACTACTTCCAATCAGACTTAGTAAAGTCTAATGAGAGAGAAGGACTCCTAGATTTCCTAAGAATTCTAAAACAAATGCCATCCTTTACTTGTGTAGAGTTTGGCATTGATGACATCGTGAGGTCAGGTCTTGTAAAAGAATACCTCGTGAGCAAAATACAACTTGGAATGTAAATTATGTTTAATCATGTAGGACCTCCTGTGGAGATTCCTGAGTTAGAATCACGCACTCTAGAGCAGGGTAGATTCTATAAACTTGACAAGGTGTGGGTGCCATCTGTGACAACAGTCATAGGTCACCAATCCAAGGCAGGTATTTTGGAGTGGCAGAAACGTGTCGGTTTCCATGAGGCAGAAAAGATTCGTATGAAGTCTTCATGGAGAGGCACTAAGTATCACAATCACGTTGAAAAGTATTTGAGGAATGAAGATGTTGAGAAAACTCAGAAAAGCGAAGGTCTTACCAACTACCTTTTTAGGTCTGCTCGTAAGGATCTTGATCGTATCACTGATATCCATCTTATTGAAGCCCCTCTTTATTCTAGCAAGTTATACCTTGCTGGCCGTGTTGATTGCCTTGCTCACTTTGATAACGAGCTTGCTGTAATAGATTTTAAAACTACAAAGGAATTAAAGAAACCTGAGTGGTTGGAGAATTATTTTGTGCAGTGTAGTGCTTATGCATACATGTATTATGAGCACACAGGTATCGAAGTAGATAAACTTGTAACCATATCTGTATCAGAGTCTGGTGAAATGCAAGTAGAGCAACGATACGATAAAGAAAAGTATATTAATAAACTTCTTCAGTATATTGAAGAGTATAGAATGTTTATTGAGTCTCGTGAAGGATAGTTTTCTAGGCATACCATTCTACCGTTTCTATTATCCTGGTGATGTAGAGAAGGTTGCATATGAATTAGAAAAACAACAGTGGAGACGTAATGATTTCAACTGGATCTGGGCAGGTATCAATGAGCGTGGCACAGGTCGTAACATACATGAGGAGCCAGTATTTGCTGATCTATTTGCATGGATCAATGAGTGCCTCGAAGAAGTAAGAAAAGATCTAGCACCCCATGCTACAGCACTAAAGTTGTGCTCATCATGGGCAAATAAGAATGATCCTGGCGATCATTTCTTTGATCATACACATCCTAATTGTTTCTTGAGCAGTAATTATTATGCATCTGGACACAATAAAGATAAAACAGTTTGGCTTTTACCAAATCCATGGTATAGTAATAGTAACATCTCCCCTTTCGGAGATTATACTGATACAAAGTATCATATTACGCATGAAGAAGAGACTGAGCCAGGAAAATATATTTGTTTCCCTCCTCATATCAGACACTATGCACAACCTAACACAACAAACAAACCTCGCATGACAATCGCAGCAAACGCATTCCCCTCGGGACTGATTGAATCGGGTGGAGTCTCTCGATTAAGGGTGGAGGTTTCATGAACGATATAGAAAAGGAATTTATGACCCAAGGAAAATTTACCTCTCTGGTAGAAAACCTTGTCAAAGAAAGTGAAGGTCTACTAAATTATATTGAAGCAGTAACCACAGTCTGTGAAGAGTATGGAATAGAGATTGAAGTCGTTAACAAATTAATCTCACGTCCATTAAAGGATAAGATTAAGTGGGACGCACAACAATTAAATTATGTTAAAAGGACTAGTAGAGGAGTCTTACCATTATGACAGAAGAATCAAAAGATTTTTTTAAGAGTGATGTAGTCAGAGAATCACTAGAAGATATACAGACTACATACACAGAGTTACTCAAGATGTCTGCAGGATTTGCAGAGTATGATATAAAGAAAAGAGTAGAGCATATTGACAAGACACTAGAGTTGATTGCTAAACAAAAAGTATTTTATGCACGACTAGCACTCGCATCACATGAAGATGATAGTGATGATGCAGTAGAATATATTAAAGATAGAGTTGACACACTCTCATTCAAAACAACAGGTGGTATGGATCTCATGTCAGTCCTACAAGTTATGGAAGACAAACTTTTAGGATGGAAAAAGGAGATGAATGATGCCGAATAACGAGCAACTTTGGGAAGACATGAAGCGTCTGAATGACGTCATGGAAGAGTTGCTTTGGGATCCAGATGATGAGTTAGTATTCACACACAATGGCACTGATATTATCATTAAAAATAAGACACAATCCCTTGACAAATTATAAATAGTATGTCACCATAAATGGTGGCACTAATGCCAAATACAAATACGGAGAAATACAAGATGTCATTTGCATCACTCAAGAAAGCCTCAGGATCTTCCTTTGCTAAACTTACAAAGGAGATTGAAAAACTACAGAAACCTGCAGGCAGTGCTCAAGTTGATGAGCGTTTATGGAAACCGTCTCTAGATAAGAGCGGTAATGGGTATGCTGTTATTAGATTCCTACCAGAGCCAGAAGGTGAAGAGTTACCATGGGCACAAGTATGGAGTCATGCCTTCCAAGGTCCTGGTGGATGGTATATCGAAAATAGTCTAACGACTTTAGGACAGAAAGATCCTGTGTCTGACCTCAACAGAGAGTTGTGGAATAGTGGCAAGGATTCAGACAAAGAAATTGCGAGGAAGCAGAAGAGAAAACTCTCCTACTACAGTAACATCTATGTCGTTAAAGATGAAATGAATCCAGAGAATGAAGGAAAAGTTTTCCTTTATAAGTATGGTAAAAAGATTCATGACAAGATCGTTGCTGCTGCTCAACCAGAGTTTGAGGATGAGCAGGCAATCAATCCATTCGATCTATGGAATGGTGCAGACTTTAGATTAAAGATCTGTAAGGTTGCAGGATTTTGGAATTATGATAAGAGTGGTTTTGCAAACCCATCTACCCTAGCAGGTAAAACTGACGCTGAGTTGGAAGCAACTTGGAAACAATGTTATAGTCTTAAAGACTTTACATCACAAGCACAGTTTAAAACCTACGAAGAGTTAGAGACACGTCTCAACTCAGTCTTGAAGGTAACACCTAAGAGACCAGACCCAGAAACATTTGAAGAGGAAGACACTTCACAAAGTGTCCCTGATTTACGCACAGGGTTTGGAAATAAGGTAGAATCATTACAGAAGGATGATGATGTAGATCTATCCTACTTTGCAAAACTCGCTGAAGAGGACTAATGAAATCAATCGTAACTGCAGTCGCACTATTTGCTGCCACCCCTGCATTCGCTCATCATAATGGATATATTAATCCTACTACTGGTCAGCGTGAATATACAGACGACAACTATGAATATAGAGGATGGTCTGGTGGGTGGAGGTCTTCTCGTAAATGTTATGAGAAGAAGTATAAAGAGGTTTATAGACCTGGCACAGCAGATAGTCCTGGTTACGTTGATGTTTATCGCACTACAGTTGAAGTGCCTTGTGGATGGAGCAGGTATTCTGCTCCTCCTACATATAGAGACGACAATGCACCAGATGAGTGCAACGAAGATGCTGCATTCCTAGGTGGTATCCTAGGTGGTGGTGTAGCAGCAGGAATATCCGATCCTGATGCAATGGTGTGGTCAATACCACTCGGTATTGTTTCGGGTGCAATTACAGGATGTCAAATTGATTGAGGTTAATTATGTTTGGAGTATTAAATGTCGTAGAGGCATGGAATGAAATCTCATGGGCAGATGCAATTCCATTTACCCTATTTCTTATTGGACTCTATTGGGTCAAAGTAAAGATTGACACCAGAGCAGGACTTGGTAGAAAGAAATCAAGAGAGTTGAAAAAAATTATAGTTGATGCTATAGTAGAAGGACATAGACAAGCACACAAAAAAGATTAATGGCATTATCTAAACAAGTTGAAGAGAGTCTGAAGAGTGCTGAAGATAATCTTCGGGAAGCACTCGCATTTGCTGCAAGATCAGAGAGACCCTACCTCATTAGAGAGATAGGTGCCATGGTCTCACAAATTGAGAATCTTATCAACATAGATGATATGTTTGATCGATTAGATGATGCTATTGATGAGCAAAAAAAGAAAGAAAAGCAAGAAGATGAAGGAGTTTAATTATGACCTCCCTTATAAGACTCTTGACTTTACAGACACGGAAACTCGCCAACTTTATCGTATTGGAAGGGGAGAGCAAGGAGTTTTACTGGTTCGCCCTTATACTAACGATATCTGTGCTCATTGGAGATTTAAGACACCAGAGATTGCAGTAGAATCTGCCAACCATATCTTTGGAATGTATCTAGACTACAAAGATGAAGAGGACTTCATTGGTATGGATATGTGTCGTAAGTTTTTGGAGATGGGTTTCACAAGAGCAAGACGTTATGCAAACCACAACTCTGGTAAAAAGTATGACGACGACGGAAACATACGTCCACAAGAAGAAGACCATGCTACTAGTAAGTATGCAGAGTCAGCAAAGATATTTAAAAAGGTTAGAGATATTGTAGCAAACAATGCTACATATAAAGAAATGAGAAAACAATGGAGGTCACATGAGTGACATACATTTTAAAAGACACCGAGTGTTTAGAGAAACAGACGGTGTTATTTTTTATGATATATCAGTAGAAGAATCTAATGCTTCTGACTTAGTAGTGCATGAAGGTCCTGCTCAGTCACCTCCACCAGATTGTGTAGGAGGCAAACAATTCTACATACATTCTTTCCAAGATGATTACAACAGAGTGATCTCTGGCACTAGAATCTTTGAGTTAGTTAATTATGATTGGAGATTTCCATATCATATAGTGCATCTCAATGTGCATAGTGGTGCATTAATCATACCTCGTGGCACATTCCATAGGTCACAGTCGGGAGAGAAAGGTAGCATTGTAATCAATCAGGCAAAGAGATACGATGGGTTTGATGCTAGTGCAGAATTTTATCCTGTATCTTGTGCAGAGAATATGCAACTATATAATATATTAAAGACAGAAAAACCTGTCATCCATACATTAGGTGAATGAAAACTGTAGAATCATACGAGCAACTAATTCAACGCTTCACTAAGCGTACAATGCAACTTCAATCCAGACAAGATGAAATAAAAGGATGGTATGAAGAGTATGTTAAAAATGAAACTGATCTCAAAAGACTAGAGGGATCAATGCAAGCAATTCAATACGTTGCCTACGGTAAAATGCCAGGCGACGGTAACCACGACAAATTCAAGGATCACAAACCCCATGGTAGTTAAAGTAGACAAGAGTCAAGAGTTTGTAGATAGTGGACAGAAACTTATCTCAGAGTATCCTCCACTAAAAGAAAAACCTGTCACCATCTACTCGGATGGAGGACAGGAGTCTGAAAGAGCATGCCAACTAGTAGCCGCACTTGGTGGTAAGCATAAAGAATATAAATTAGACGATGACTTTACTAAGCAGCAATTCCAAATGGAATTCGGTGGTGATGCATCCTATCCACAGATAACATTGGAAGGTGTGCACCTTGGATCATTAAAGGAAGCACTGCACTTTCTACAAGAGCATGGTTACCTAAACCGAAATTGACTTCTCGTTCACCGAGACCCCGAAAAAAAATTCGGGGTATTTTTTTGTCTGTAGGGTCGCGATAAGTAAAAATACCTAGTAACCCCCTCCATAACCAGATCCGCTACTTCCACTACTACCGCTACTAGAGCTACCACTGCTAGACGAAGAAGAAGAGCTGCTACTACTAGATGTGTTACTGCTGCTACTACTTGAGCTACTAGAACTGCTTGATGAGGACTCTGTGCCTGTGCTGTCTGTGTTGCCACTTGTGCTTGAGAAGGATCCACTTGAATCATAAGGTGATAATGTTGCAGCAACACCATTTTGACCACTAATGGTAGATGTGCCAGTGCTAGGATTATAGACTCTGGACGTAAGTTGCTGTTGTGCCAAGAATGTGATACTTGGTGTTTTTCCGATTTCGGTCGTATATTGCTTTTTCGTTGGTTTGAAGATTTCTGTGACTGTGCGATAAGTCTTCTTAGTATCCTTACCAAAGACATCTACCTCTAATTCGTCATTTGGAAGATATGAGACTAAACTGAAGAATTCCTCTACAAAGTCATCTAGGTATTCTGTGCGTAAAATGTATATTTGACGTTTTCGCTCATTTTCCTTAGTTTCGTGTTGATAGTAAGAAACAGGTCTTACAAGATTTTCCTTTTCTACTGTTACACCGTCAGGAAATGAATATTCAAAGTTTTCGGGCACTTCAAGTCCTTCCTCTAAATGGACTCTTCCATTTCTCTTGACTTCTTGTGTTACCCAGTGCCTAGTCATACCAATATCACTAGGATTCGTCATATTGTATTTTCTCATCACATAATTAGTCAACTCATATTCACTCATTGGCCAGTCATGGTATAAATTGGTTATTTCGTTGCATAGCAAAATAACCCAATCATATTTGGTATCGCCATAAAACTTTTGAGCGAGTTGATCTGGTCTTTCAGCGTTTTGAATGTAATACTTCTCAAAACCTAAGATAATGTCATCTAACTCATCTCTAATTTTTACTCTTCTGAAAATATTCTTTGCATTAACAAATGGAGACCCGCTATCTTGACGATAACCTGTCTGTCTTATGTTAATATTAGGTAGATATGAGAAATAAGTAGACATTAGCTCTCTGTTGAAGTTTCTTCATCACCACCACTGAAATCATCCCAGTTAAATTCACCATTTTCACTATATTGATAGTCTGGATCGTAGAAGTTTTTCACCAGAAGTGCAGTTTCACTGAATGTAAGTGATAAGTTATAGCTCACAGGACCAAAATCATAGTCACTATAGTTATTTGATTGTCCAAAGAATGATTTAAGAGAGGCATAGTTGCCGTCAGGTGAATAATCAATACCCATGTCTGTTAACACGAGTTTTGTTGGGAATTTGTATAAATCTTGCAATACACCACCATGTCTGTCAGGTGTGCGTATTTTTTCAGTTGTGCCATCATCGGTATATCTGATTATACTAATTTTAAAGTAATCAGGTATAGTTAACCACATTTTTTTACTTGAGCCAGGCAACATAGCAACACGAAGTGTTTTTATGATGGTAGATATCATTTCTACGTCTGACGCACTCTTTGGCACCAATTTAAAGTTAAAATTATGTTTCCTGTAATTCATACCCTCAAAAGTAGTCTCTTCGTAGGGGTTAAAGACTCTTTTTTGAGTTATAGCAGAAAGACTGTTAGCAGATAGACTTGACTGTGCTCCTGTTGCACCAACTATTGCATTTATCGCTTGGGATCCCATTTTAAATCCCAGTTGTGATTTTGCAGCAGACGCACCAGCTTTTACTTTGTCTTCAAATCCATCACCAATTCCTTCAGCAGCAATGCCTAATGCAGCATTACCTGTCTGACCCATCTTGTGATTAGTGTAGTTAGCACTAATTTGCTCAGAAAGTTTGGGTGGAAGGTATAAATAAATTGAGGATCCTACTGTCGCAGTTGTTTCTCCTCCTATATTATTATAGGGGTTACCACTCTGACTGTCGAATATATCCAATTTTAGGTAATCGACAACCTCAGTAGGGTATGCGTCATGATGAGACACATCGCCTCTACTCTCAGAGCGACTTGCACCGTAAGGTTTTGATCTTGGAAATACTAGTAGTCTATTTGACATGAGTTACTCGGGTAGGTACAGACCATCACATCCGAAAAAATATAAAGGTGATCCTACAAATATTATTTATAGGAGTTTGTGGGAAAGAAAGTTTATGGTGTGGTGTGATAAGAATGAAAATGTCCTACAGTGGGGTAGTGAAGAGATTGTTATACCCTATATTTCACCTGTTGATCGTCGTGTGCACCGATATTTCCCTGATTTTTATGTAAAAGCGAAGACTAGAGACGAGCGTATTAAGAAATATATCGTCGAAGTCAAACCAGAAAAACAGTGTCAGGCACCAAAACGACCAAAAAGGCAAACAAAGAATTATATTACTGAGGTAAGGACTTTCGGTGTCAATCAAGCAAAATGGAAAGCTGCGATTGAATACTGTAAAGACAGGAATATGGAATTTATGATATTAACCGAAAAACACCTAAAAGTATGAGTTTATTTAAGGATGTCAAAGACTCGGCAAGAGGATCGTCCAAATCAAAGGATTGGTATCGATCACAGGTTAGAAGTGGTTTGGAGCCTTTAGGACGTCCACCATCTGAAGGTGATATACTATTCTATGACTATGTAGCACAAACAGACGTAGATTGGTATGATATGCACCCTTTGACACTAGTTACTGACGTAGATATGATGTTTGGACAGTTTAGTGGTGGTAATATACACTATTTACGTCCATCCGCTAGACAAGGAATAGGAAAAGCATGGGCAGGAGGTGCACAAACGTATCCTGCCCGCTGCTACCATAAATACTTTATGTCGGCAGCATCGAATATATACTTAGTACCTAAGGAATCCTTTACAGATTATGTGCCACTGCCATTAGAGCAGTTTCTGTTTACACGAGCAGGAGTCAAAGTTGAAGTCCCAAGCAGCTTTATATGGAGTAAGGTATGAGTTACTACGAACCCAATTCATTTAATAACTTTAGAGAGCAGATCAATACAGGTAACAAGGAGCCTGCAAGGTCTAATCTTTTTCAAGTAGTAGTGCAACCCCCGCCAGTGATGACAAGCATTGGTGGTCTTTTTCATGCGAAAGAGGCAAATGGACTACAGTTTGAAGATGAAGTTGAGCAGCAGAATAAGATAATGACAAGATATCGTGAGCATGCTGATATGATGAATTACTTTGCTGATACAGTGTCTATACCTGGTAGACGAATAACTGTTGGCACAGTAAGGGACGTAGGTGCTATGAGACGGTTTGCTACAGATACAACCTTTAGTGAAGTGCAAGTATCATTCTTGCTACCTAAGGACATGTATCATAGAGAGTATTTTGAGAGGTGGATGAATTTTACTGCATCTGACTCTGAGAATAGAGTAGGTATGTATGATCAATATACAACTACAATGCGTCTAATCAAATGGGAATTAGCGTCTAACTACGTTGGATCTCAGACTAGAAAAGTATTAGGAGACGAGAGGACATTATTGCGTAGATTTAATGGTGTATCTGCATGTTGGACACTGTATGGGGCATTCCCATTTGACATGTCTGCAATCACGCTAAATAATGGACCTACAGATCTAATCAAATTAGATATTTCTTTCTACTATGAAAGATACCGTATGGATACACCGAATAATGCTAAGATGTTTAAAGGTGCACTCAAAGATGTCACTATTCCAGTTGACAACGACGATGTGCTATCATCACTTAGTATAGATTCCAGTCTTGACAATTTTGTCGGAATTGGTCTCTAAATATAATTAGATTGAGTATATTATGCCATTACCTAAACTTGCGTTACCTGAGCATGACCTTAAAATCCCTCTTACAGGTAAGAAATTATCTTACCGACCATTCCTCGTCAAGGAGGAGAAACTCCTATACCTTGCGATGGAATCGAAGAATGAGAAGGAGATGGTTAAGGCGGTCAAAACAATTATCAAAAACTGCACTTCACTCTCTGATAAAGACGTTGAGAAACTTGCGACATTTGAAATTGAATACGTTTTCCTCAAGATCCGCTCGAAAGCGGTCGGTGAGGTCAGCGAATTTAAGGTAACCTGCCCTGACGATGAAGTCACACAAGTAGATGTTAAAGTCCCACTAGACAAAGTGGAGCTTCAAGTGCCTGAGGATCATGACCCTAAGATCATGTTTACTGATGATGTTGGAGTCCTTATGAAGTATCCTTCACTTGACATTTTCGTCCAACAAAATATGACAGAAGGAGAGCAAACCATTGATGATGTTTTTCAATTAGCAGCAGGATGTATTGCTCAAGCTTTCGATGGTGATGAAGTTTATGATAGTTTCACCAAGAAAGAAGCAGTGGATTTTCTAGAAAGTCTAAATTCAGACCAATTCGCTAAGATCCAGACATTCTTTGAGACTATTCCAAAACTTTCATATACTATGACTGTGCGAAACCCTAAAACCAAAAAAGATAATGATATAACATTTGAGGGTTTAGCAGCTTTTTTCGCATAGCCCTGTTGCATGACAGTCTTGAAAACTTATACAAGACTAATTTTGCGTTGATGCAACATCACAAATATTCTTTGACCGAGTTAGAGAATATGATCCCATGGGAGCGTGATGTTTATGTTAATTTGTTACTCGCCTTCCTCCAAGAAGAGGAAAGACGCCGTGCAGCAGAGAATAACAGGAATCGAGTTAATCTCTAATGTCAGCAATTCGCTCATTTGTAAGAGTCAAAGCGTTTAAGACCTCGACCGATGTAGGTCGCAACATGAATGGTCTTCGATTGAGCCTGAACAGACTTGGTAGATCAACTACTAGTATAGGTAAATCATTTGAGTCATCATTAACACTACTCGAATTTCAGAAAACTTTTATACAAGAGACGTCGCAGAAAGATAGGGTATATGAGCAAGCAAAAGATAGAGAAAAGAAACTTCTTGCATCTCGTTTAAAGGTACAAGAAAGAAGAGCTGCGTTTCGTAAGAGACGTGAGGATTCTGCAAAACTAGCAAAACAACTTGCTAAAGAAAAGCAAGAAGCACAAAAGAAAGAAGCAAAGGAAATACTATCACCTTTCAAGAAAATGCTTGCAAGGATTGGTGGTTTCTTCGGCACGTTATTTGGTGCGTTTGCATTGTTTGGTGGTCTTACATGGATGCAAAAGAATGGAGAGGCAATAAAAACAGTATTTAAGATAGTCGCATCACTAGTAAAGTTTGTATTTAAAATCACTAGTTTCGGTATAGGTCAGGTCTTCAATGGCATGGTCAGAATGTTTGGGACTGGAGTACCTGGTGAAAATAAGATACAGAGAGTATTCAGATTCTTTACAGGTGGTTTGCAATTCTTAGTTGGTCTTGCAGCTCTCAAAGGTGCACAATACATTCTTATGCCATGGAAATTATTTGGTGATGTTAAAAAACTACAAGATATTTTTTCAAACGCTAAGACAGCTGAGGAGGGTGCAAATCAAGCAACTCAAAGGGTAAAGAGTGGATATTATGATAAGAAGACTGGTCGTTACTATACAAAGCAAGAATATAACACAATGCGTAAAGCTGCTAGGAAGAAACCTGGCGGTATAAAATCATTTGAGAATAGAGTCAGACCAACCACAAAGATTGGTGGCATGAGAATGGGTGCTACCAGACGTATGAGTAATGCATTCAAAGGAATAAAAGGAAGGATACCTGGTGGCGGTGCTACTATGTTGGCAGGTGCCACATCTGTAGTTGGTGGTTTATCAAGAGCATTGGCAGGAGATCAAGAAGGAGAGGCAGCAGGTACAGCAGTAGGAGCAGGTGTAGGTAAAGCAATCGGTGGTGTAGCAGGAGCAGCAGCAGGTGGTGCATTGTTACCATTCCTAGGACCTTTCGGACCTATGATAGGTGCTGCTATTGGTGACTTTTTAGGTGGATTTATTGGTAGTAAGATAGGACCTATTGTCCAACCTATCTTTGAGCCTATGGCACGAGCATTTGGCATGTTTAAGGATGTATTCCTAGCACCACTTATGCCAGTGATTGAGCCAATGAAGGAGTTACTTGGCACATTCTTCAAGGCATTGGGTAATATTGTTAGCACTATCATGAAGGCAATTACTCCTATCATGAAGTTTGTGGGTCTAGTATTGGGTGGTGCTATGAAGACAATCTTTAAAGTATTGTCATTTACCTTTAATTTAATTAAGAATATTGTCGCATTTACCTTAAATCCCATAGGATTTGCATGGGATGTTATAAGACGTAAGGATCCTGGCAGAAACGTAGATATAAATCAGGTAGCAAATGCAAAAGGATCAGAGAAAAAACCAGATCTTGAGCAGTTTGACAAGGGTGGAAAATATTTTGGAAAATTCTTCAATGCTGAGGTTATCACAGGAAATGTAGATAACAAACAGTTGATAAAACCAAAGGTTATAATACAGAAACCAAACGTAGCAGAGCCAGAAGAATTTGCTGCAGGTGGAATATTTAGATTTGCTCTTAGAAAGTCATTAGTTTTCTTTGCAACAGGTATGATAGCTGTCCTTAAAAAAGCAGTAGCAAAACTAGAAAGAAATGATGTGCCAACAGAAGAGAAAGATTTAGGTGGTGATGTAAAAGTCCCATATGACTTTGTAAAATCAAAGTTAGGTGTAGATTCAAGTGTATGGGATACCTATAGAAATACACTAGCTGGCATTGAATCTAGTGATAACTATCTTGCAATAGGTGGTAGTGAAGGAAAATATGATGGTAGATATCAAATGGGTGCCATGGCAAAGACTGATGGTGCAAGGATGTTTGGTATCCAAGATCCTGGTCATAGTCTTCCAATGAGAATAATATTCAGAAGGAATAAGGAATTGCAGGAGAATCTACTTGCAGGATATACTGCTGCAAATATGTCATACTTATCTCCATACAAAGAGTTTATGGAGAGACCTAAGTTAGATCAGATGGCAATCTTGGGTTATGCACACAACACAGGGTGGAATGCTGCATTGAAATGGTTACAGTCAGGTGAGGTATCTGAAGACGGATTTGGCACAAAGAGCACTAAATTCTATGAAGCATTAAAGAAAGCATTTGCAGATCAAATTGAGTTACCAGAATCTAGTGCTAAACCAACATCTATCCCTGATCCTGCAGCGAAAGGGTCAAAAGAGGAGTCAGATTCAGAGGTAGAGACGAAAGAGGAGACGAAACCACAAGCAAAGAAAGGAAATTTACTTAACACCTTAGCATCAATGGCAAAGAATGTGCTTCAAGAGGGTATTGATCTGATTCAACCTCATCTTACACCTCCTCCAACAGCAGGTACTAGCACAGATTACAGTGATAAAATAAAAACAAGTGCACAACAACAAAAAGATTTAGAAAGTGGTGCTGCCATGGCAGGTAACATAGTCCCAGTCTCTGTCCCAGTCCCAATAAATAGTGGAGGACAAGGTGGTGGACAAAATCCTGTACAAATCTTTACTCCTTTACATCCAGCTATTCATAAGTAATGGATAAACCTAAGACCACTATTAAGAAACCTGCCCTTTATAAGATGGTATCTTTCAAGGGAGTGGATAAGAGTGCGAGTAAAGAAACCAAGGATATGAATGAGGGATTGAAGGTAAATCTAAGTGCTGTCAATAGTCTTGGTGCTACTGTAAACTCTCTTTCAATAGTTGCTAATAAGATGGCAGGCACTATGAAAGAGATAGTAGATTTCCAGATATCAGAAAGAGGTATAACTGAGAGATATAGAAAGAGGAAAGATGAAGAAGAGAAACGTGAAAGAAATAGAGAGGTAATAACAAAGAAGAAAGTAGAGCAAAGAGAAAAGAGAGACGAAGCTGCAGATGTAAAGAAAGAATCTAATAGATTCATTGAGAGACTTGGTGCAGTAACTAAAGCAATGTTTGGAGGATTCTTTCAGACATTCGCTAAGATTGCTGAGTGGTTATTCTCAGGTATAGTTAAGTTTGCAATATTTGACTTCTTGATGAAGAATCCAGAAAAAGTCAAACGACTGGCAAAAGGTTTATATGAGATAGGTAAGTGGGCGTTTGGTGTAATTAGTTTCCTTGGGGGATCTGCAGCAAATGGTCTTATGAAATTCTTAGAGAATCCATTAAGTTTAAAAGGATTCTTTGGGGTGATGCAATTTGCTTTATCATTAGCACCTTTGTTTGCAGGGTTTGCTATACTCTCAAATCCACTAGCAGCACTCAAAGGTATTAAGGCAGTAGTAGGCATGCTATTTGGCATGGTGAAAAACCTAATGAAAGCGGGTAAAATAGGTGGTAGACTTAAGAAATTTGCAGGCACAACTCTAGGTGGTAATCTGTTGCGTGGTAGTGCCTTTGGTGGTGCAGCGTATGCAACGGCTCGTCTAGCAGGCATGGATCAGGCAGAGGCAATAGGTACTGGTATTGGAGCAGGAGCAGGATCACAGATAGGTGGTGCTATTGGAGCAGCAACTGGAATACCTGGCGGAGCAATGTTAGGTCAAGCAGCAGGTGCATTTGTTGGTGGAGCAGCAGGTGGAGGTATTGCTAAAGCAATGGAGCCTATTATTGCACCATTCAAGCAATTCTTCGCACAAGTTGGTGAAATATTCTCAGCAGTCTTTACACCTATACAAGAGGCAGCAGGAGATTTCTTTAAGGCACTTGGTGGTGCATTTAGTGCGGTCTTAGATTTTATTGAGCCAGCAATGCCGACTATCAAGAAAGTTGGTGCATTCTTTGGCACAGTAGCATTTGCACCTTTGATTGGATTGATGAAAGCATTGACTTTTGTATTAGGTTTCTTTGCAGGTGGATCAGATAAAGATAAGCAACCGAAAAAGGAAGTAGCTAAGAAACAAGCCAAAGAAGTAAAAACTACTACTAAGAAAACTGTATCGGGTCGATTCGACATGGATACTGGTAAGGCATATATCAACGATAAAGAAGTTTCTACAGATGAATATGTTGCTTTCTACAACATGAGTCGAGCTGAGAAACTTTCTAATTATGGTGTTGAGCCAAAGGCAGAGGGTGGTATTGTAGTTGTCCCAGAAATGGCAAAAGGTGGAGAAGCTGCAGATTTAGGAGAAGCATCTCAGGATAGTGATGTTAATGGTGCACTAGGTAATGTTTTAGGATATATGAAGAAGATGGTCGGACTCCTAAAGGAAGGAGACGGCGGTGGTGGATGGTTAAACCCTAATAACTGGTTTGCAGGTGGTGGTAAATTAGGTGGATGGATCAATGGTCCTCAGTCTGGTTATCCTGTAAGTTTAGATGGTGGTAAATCTACTTCATTCATTGGTCACGGTTTAGAGTGGGTTGGATATCCTAAGAAAGCAACTGGTGGATCAGCATTTATCGTCCCATTTAATACACCTAAGACAAAATCAAATGCAGGTCTAACTGGTCAAAGAATGAAAGAAGCAGCGAATAAAGGTTATGCTTTACCTTTCGCTGCAGGTGGTGAATATAATTCATATCAAGAGTTAATCGCAGCAGGTGGGACTGTAGACGATGTTGCTGCGGGTGATTTTAGAGGTGTTACAATTTATGGACCTTGGGAATACTATAGGACAGGTTTCTTAGGATTGAAGAAAGGAAAGAGGAGAATGAAAAATACATTCTATACAGATGGTAACTATCAGGAAGCACAGATGCCTATCGCTGATTATGTTAACATGAAGATGGGATGGAATGAGACTAACTCAAAAGCAACTATAACTAAAGCGGATGGCACAAAGAAAAATTTAAGAGGATCAGGTGCCAAGGATAGAGGTAGAGAGGGTGGTAACTTTAGTGGCGATCAACAGGACAATGAGAGAGGTGAATATGCATTTAAGAATAGAGAAAATACAAGAAAGATATCACGTTTTAAAAAGGGAAATGATCCCGCTGATCTAGAGAAACTCTTGAATCCTGTGGTTGAGAAAGCTAAAGATATCAAAGATTTCGTTGGTGATAAAATAAATGAATATAGAATACAAGAGAATGCTGAGTTGCAAAAGATGGTAACTGAAAGCAACGCAGCCATGGCATCTGCTATAGAGCAACAAAATACTGCAGTATCAACAATGGCAAATGCTCAAGTAGATGGAGGTGGAGGACAACCAGAAGACATTCCTATTATTACACCTAACTTCTTCCAGTGGAATGAAGCAGATCCATTCTTTGTTTCTAAGTTTGATCAATTTAGAAGCACAAAACCTGATATGCACTGCACACACAATCTTAAATAATGGCAAATAGAAGATCAAAAATTGTAGAGCTGAATGAAGCATCCATTGCCTTTGGTGAAACTGGTAAGATGGAGTGGCAGGAGGCTTTGTCACCTAAAGCAAGATATAAGGGAGACGAGGTATACGATATCCGTGATCTTGTTGCGTCTATGGAATACATGGAGTCTATCGATAGTCCATTTCTAAGATGTGACATGACAATAGTTGACTCTATTGATCTATACAAACAGATTCGTGGTAAAGAGGTTGTTAAAATAAAAGTAACAACAGAAAGCTCAGATTCTGATCCTTTAGAAGTTATCTTTCGTGTATTTAAACTTGGTAGTTTTATCAAGAATGAGAGAGCAGCGATGTATATTTTACATCTTACATCTCATGAAGCATTTTTAAATGAGGCAAATAGAATCTTTGGTGCATTCGGACCTTGTGAGAAACATAAAGATAAAGTAAATTTTCCTAAGTATGTTGCTAAAGATATATTGAAAGGTGGAGAGAAAGTAAAAGCAGTAAACTTTGAGAATCATAGTAAATTATGCTTCAGTTGTCCTAATTGGAGACCTTATGATGCTATTACATATCTTGGTGACAAGGTATTGAGACTTGAGGGTGGTGGTAAGAGATCTGTAATGCAATCAGGTTTCTTATTCTATGAAAATAGACATGGATTTAACTTTCAATCTATCGATAAGTTATGCTCACAAGAGCCGTTGAATATTCCCACATACACCTACATGCAGGCAGGTGTAGAGACAGATCCTATCAAGGAATATTTTAAGATAGAATCCATATCTTTCCCTGATAAAGTTAATCATTTAGAAAAATTAAGATCAGGTTTATATAAAACATCAGTGTTAGGTATATCTGTGCCCTCTGTTAGTTTAAGTCACATGCCTACAGGATCATCAAGTGAAGGTAATGAGAAATCTACAGAAGTAAAACGTAATAACTTTACTACCACTTATGAGAGCACTTTTGATAAAGCATCTACTATCGATAGAGGTAGACCATTTCAACAGACAGGTTTTGATACAGAAACACAACCTGCTACAAGATATAAGTTTAGAATCATGCCAACTTGGACTCATCAGTCTAGTATAGGTAGTGATCCAGATGGTGGTACGAAGACAAAGTTTGACACATTAAGCGTATCAAGTTATGCTGTTGCTAGATATGCATTACTTAACGCTATTCAGTTGACAATAGTTGTGCCTGGCAATACAACTTTAGCAGTTGGAAAGATAGTAAAAGTCAGCATTCCCGCATCTAGGACTGATAATTCTAAAGATGTGAAGCAAGATCGTGTATATAGTGGTAAGTATTTGATTGCCAGTTTGAAACACATCTATCGTAAAGAAGGTATGACAACCACTCTTTATCTTACTAAGGACTCTATCCGAGAAGATAAATAGTATTAATCATAGGTATAATAAAATGAAAACAATCGAATCACACATCGCAAAGGATAAAGACATCCTTGACGATCCATCTACTAACCCACAAATGCGTCGCCATATTGAGGTTGAATTGCATGAGTTAGAAGATTACGTCGATCATCATAAAGAAGAGATCGAAGCAGGGGATCACCATGATCCAAATGCACTTGAGTTATTCTGCGATCAGCATCCAGAGGAGCCTGAGTGTTTAGTATACGATGACTAATTATGAATAACATTGGACTAGAAGTTGTCTTTTGGACAACCCTATCGGTATACTTGCTTGCAAAGGCAGGTGTATTTAAAAAATAATGGCACATCGTAAAAAAACAAACAAACTAAAAAACCCCCCATCAAAATGGAAGGATAAGTTACTTGAAGAAGGACCGAAGTCCTTCATGCAAGCAATCCTCTATGAACAACTTAAAAAAAAGCAACCGTAGATTTATGTTATCAACCCAGTATCGTCTCCGTCTTGAGGACATATGCAAAAGCATCGCTGCAGGACAAGAAGTAGGAATCGAAGATATGATATGGGCAGAGAAATTATCCAAAAGAAATACATCAGCACGAGGAATGCTACAAACAGCAAGAAGGTTGAGTAGAAATGAAGACGAAGCGTCTTTTCTTAAATACTTGAATATAGGAGACCCCGATTCAAGTAAACATAAAAGGGGTTTCACGGATGCAGGAGATATCGCTGATTGGTTTCGTAATGATAGACCAGACGATTGGAGGCAAAGAGACTAATGAATGGTAGGTTAGACAAAGTTGCAATGACCAACAGACTTATGCAACTCAAAAGAGAATTACACTACAAGTGTGAGATCGGAGAGAAGGGTGAGTGGGAATGTAATGGAGCTAACGAGTATCTCAATAGGGTTTTTGATGTTTTAGATGAGTATTGGCAATAGTTATAAATACTGTTAGTAAACACTAACAATATTGTAACAATGCGTACAAAGACAACTAAAAAGGCAATAAAACATATCTTAAAGAATAAGGAAGACTGGTCACCCGCAGAGGTGGCATATGCTGAAATGGTTAAGAAATCACTTAAAAATGATTAGTTTTGAAGAAGCATTATGTGGACATTATACTAATAAAGCTCAAGCAACATCAGATCCACAGAAGTGGCCATGGGTCAACATAGAATGGACTGAGATAAAGAAGGGTAAGATTTTAGAATGTAAATCTTGGTATGAGTATGAAGGTCCTAATAAACCTTATAAACATTTTAGAGCAAAGATAAAACGAATTCATGAAGACATCATTGAATGCGACACATTAGATCTTAAGAAAAATAAGAAAGGATGTGGATTTGTTTTTGTAAAGATGGACGACGGCACATGGTGGGGTGAAACCAATGGTCCTTGTGTTGTCAATGATATAAACATAACTGCACTTGCTAGATTCAATGGCACCGATTACTGGTCATTCGATAACGGTCGAAGACTACGATCAGGTGCTTTTGTTTGGGGAAAAGAGGAAAAAGATGGAGAATTTCATTTCAAGAAACTCGCTAAATAACTTATATCCATACTAATATTATGAAGACAGATTATTCTGGATCGGACGGATTCACTTGGTGGGTCGGGGAAGTCGAGTCTAACAAAGACCCGATGGTGCTCGGTCGTGTCAAAGTGCGTATCTATGGATGGCATACAGGTGGTAACGATAAGGAAGATTACGTCAAGAAGTTACCAACTGAGGCATTGCCATGGGCTACATGTCTCGTCCCTAACGACAAACCACAGGTAAAACAAGTAGGTACTGCTGCAGCACTACAAGAGGGTGCTATGGTGGTAGGTTTCTTCATGGATGGAGAAGAAGGACAAGTGCCTATGGTTATGGGTGCATTCCATACTGTGAAGGATAAAGACCAGAAAGGTGATACATTTGCTGCTAGTCCTGAGGAAGCAAAAAAGGATGATGATAATCCTGTCCAAGCACAAACTCTTACAGGTGAAAAGGTAAACTCAGGTAATACAAACCCTAAAGTAATTACAGCACCCTCAAGTCCTGGTGGCGAAGAGGATGAGTCTAGGGGTGCAATGGGTAAAGCAGCAGTTGCTAACTCTGGACATGGAGACCCAACAACCAACCCTATGATCGTGCCATCCGAAATGGAAGGCGTTGCTGATGGTGTAAATGGTGCAGCGGGTAAAGGATTCCAGACTGACTTATCTCGTATGTTAAACGAGCTAGGTAACATGACTACTCAACTTGCTAGAGGTAAGGATGGCACATATGTGTCTATGATTACTGGTAAGGTTGTGCCTGGTGACCCAATAAAGGAAAGACTTAATAAGATCACAAACTTCTTAAGTGGTGGTCTATCTGGTATGCTTGCACCTCTAAAGCAAGCAATGGCAGAGGCAGTAGCAAAGGCAGTTAATATACTTGTAAAACTATTAGCAAAGTTTGTGCCACTAGCAGTGCTCAAGGTATTGATGGCTGCATTGGATCAGATCTTAGATATATTTTGCGTCCCTGTCCCTGCATGGTTAGGTTTAGTCAATGGTGCACTAGGTGATATTAGTAGTTTTGCTAACGGTCTAGTCAATGGTATTGTTGATAAGATTACAGATAAAATTGATTCTGTCACCAGTAAGGTAGATGGTATTATTGATCGTATGCTCAATGGTGCACAGAAAGCCATGGCAGATACTGCGAACACCATAGGTACTATCATGACTGGTATCATGGGCGTAGCACAGGCTGGGAAAAAGATACAACAATTTGCAGGTGCAGTTAAGACTATTCTTACTACTGATTTCTCTAAGTTAGATTGGGGATCTCTATTAGGTATTATCTTAGGTATATTAAAAGCATTATTTGCAAAAGACTGTGGACGAACGACGAAGGTCACCAAGACGAAAGGGTGGTTTCCATTACTGGGGACTACCCGATGCGATACGTTTGGTGAAACACTCAAAGCGAGTGGAGCAGCTCCAAGTGCATCACAATATAATAATGATAAGTCTGGTAGAGGATTCTTCCATGACTTGTATAACGACTTAGATCCATATAGACAAACAACTCAAACATTCTTAAATGGCACAAGTATCATTGAAGATGCTACGCCTGGTAAAGAGAAACGTATTAACTCAGGTCCTGGTGGTGTAACCACTATTGAGGATAGACTTGGTAACGTCCATAAGAATGTCCCTAACAATGACACAAGAATCATTGCGAAAGACTGCTGTGAGACTGTAAAAGGTAATAAGACTCTAACTGTAGAGGGTGACTATCATCTCAAGGTTATGGGTAACTTTGACATAGAAGTTATCGGTGCTATGAATATTAATCAGAGCAACGGAGATCCAACTGAAACAACTGGATCATCTAAACCTACTAATGGTAGCACTAGTGAAAACACAGTTACCAATACAGATGCAAACAATTACTATAAACCTCCAATACCTGTATATGGATCTGCAAATTATCCTGCATACCCTAAGGAGCCAGGTAGTGATAGGTTTGGACGTAGACCTGGTGGATCAAGTCTAGCCGTCCCTACTAAGTCAGGTAGTGATAAAGAGCAATCATCTGTTGAAGTGAAACATGGTGACCATACCATTGCATATAGTGGCATTATAACCATGCAAGCAGCTGACATAAAACTAGCCGCGGCTGATAAAGTCAACGTAGCAGCACAGGTAACTAAGATTGAAGGTAATGCTATTGATTTAGTTGCTGATGGTGAGATCACTATGGAAGCAAACTGGATCAGTAAATTCCTAGGGTCAGGTGAATTGTCATTTGTTAATATGTTTAGTCTTGATATCATGCCTAAGATCTCAGGTGTATTCCAGATGGTCAAAGGATCTATTGTTGATGCATGCGTAGACCAACCAGGTATTCCTCCTGCTATGCCCCCACTTCACATTCGTATTTCCAACGCTACTACTTTGGTAGGTGGTATGGCAGACGTAGTAAGTGGCACAACAGGAGCACACTTTACTTTCGTTAATACAGCTTCGGGTGGTATTGCAGAGATTGTCAATGCTGCAGGTGGTGCAATTATCAACCAAGTAAATAATGGTATCGCATCATATGGTGTGAATACTGGATTCTTCGCTGCAGGATGCTCTGCAGGTCCTACTCAGATATATGGCTTGCCAGTTTTGTTAAACTGATGTATGATATGGGGATCTATACCCCATACTATGCCAATACATGTAAACGGCAGTGATGTCGTAGAGCATATATTTGTGACGATGAGTCAAAGGAAAGTAAGAATCCTAGACGAAGCAGGTTACGAGGAAATCGTTAAATACAAATGGGATGATGAAGGTAGTCAAGGTTTTTCAGAAACCATTGCTATGTTTCAAGCAACAGTCCCTAAGGATATAATCACATTCTTACCATGAATAACATCATTACACTTACACAAGAAGAGATTGAAGATAACTTTGGTTTTGCGTTGAAACTTTGCGAAAAGGGTCACACAATCAAAGTTATAACTAAAGATGAAAAAGCAGTTTTGCTTACACCAGTAATGGGATACACTCAACTTCCTGATGATGTGAATATTCCAGATGCTGAGGAGTTTACTCCTGACCCTGCTGCTGTGGGAGCATATGTAGCAGAATCTATGCGAGAAATGACACAGGACTTCTAATGGCAATCAAGGTAACAGAAAACTTTTGTTATCTAGAATTACCTGATGTTGGGAAGCAAATCGTTAAGATGTATAAAATTGGTGGCATACCATATACATTTGACGAATTGCCAGAATTTATGCAAGGTGACCCTGACATTATTCTAGATGCAGAGACATCACCAGAATATACCATGGAGCAAATGTATAACTATTCATGTTATCTTTGTGACGAGGAAATGCACCCATTAATGTGGGATTTGGAGGGGTATGTCGAAAATTTCGAGGAAGTCCCAGACGCATAGTAGATATTGTATAAATAAAGTTGTAACTAAATAGCGAGCGGTTGTGGCAACCAAAAGAATATCACAATTAGGTACGATAACGGATGCAGAGGTTACTGGCGAGTCGATTCTCCCTGTAGTTATTTCTGATCCATTACAACCAAACCGCAAAGCCAAAGTAAACCAGTTGCATAGAGGTGTGAGTGCAGGTACAGCAGCCACGCCTGGTCTATGTTTCGATTTGGACAGGGACACAGGACTCTATCAAGCACAAGCAAACGAGATTGGTATAACTTTTGGATCTGCGACAATCTATAACACTAGAGTAGCAAACACTGATGGATCTTCAACGGTCAACATCACTGCTATAGATACTGCTAGTTCCAATAGTAATGTACAAATCACTCCTCAGGGTAGTGGTTATTTTACTGTACAAGGTCTTACTCAGTTTAAAGACGTTGAATTCTATCTAACAGGTGATCAAAACCCTGCTAAGAGAGCATTCTTTAACGCTGATACTATCTCTACACAGTCAGGTACAAAGAGATTTGACTTACCCGACGTAGGTGTAAGCACATCTACCACACTGGTTGCTAACGATACATTCCAATCATTGACAAATAAGACTATCATTATTAAGGATAGTGAGTTGTCAATCACTGGATCTACATCAACAGATAAGATAGCAAAACTTGAGTGTGATGCATGGCAATCACCAGGCACACATATATACAGGTTACCAGATTTCGGTGCTACACAAACTCAATCTACTTTGATTGATGATATCACAGAGCAGAATATTTACAACAAGAATATGGTTAACCCCACATTCTCAAATACACCCTCTGGCGATCCTCAAAACCCTACACCACAAGTAATTTTTGATTCATCTGGTCTAACTGCAAACCGCACTATTATATTTGATGACCTCAATGCCACACTTGTAGGTACAGACTCTACTCAAACACTAACTAATAAAGTATATCAGGGTGCAATATTTGCAGATAACTCGGACTCTATAGGTATTAACAGGAAAGTTACATTTGATCTATCTAATATTGAAGATAATCAAAACTATTCCTTCAGTTTTCCTAATAATGATCCTTCTGCCCCGCTAAATACTTCCGACTCTTCAGTTTTAGTAACTGAATTGAAGACTCAAACTCTAGTCAACAAGACATTTGAATCCGCTAAGATTAACAACCCTAACGATTTAAACGGTCTAGTTACTATTGATGTTTCTAATATCACTGAGGCAGTATCGATTCAATTCCCTAATGCGGATGCGACGTTACTTTCAACGAATAACATTGCTGAGGTAGGTATTAGTTTCGGTGGTCCTATTTCAGCACCAGTACTAGGTGGTCAACTTAGACTACAATCACATTTCCAGTCAGGATGGTAATTAAAAAATGACAGCAGGACGATTAGCTGCCGTATCACCCGCAGCAACCACAGATACGTCGCTATATAAGGCGAATATAACAGACACAGCATCAACGGTAGTTAATGTATGTAACCAGAATTCTGGTGCAAGCTCATACAGATTAGCGTTGAGAGACTACGATCAGGTATTACACCTTGATGGATTAAACTCTAGTGCATATAAGTTTCAAAGAGGTAATCCTGTAACAAGTTATTACTTGAATATCAATCCAGGTTTTACTGATTTGGATGCAGTGCCTGGCACAAACTTTACTACAACTAATGGTGCTACAGCAACCATACTTGATGTATTCAAACCTACAACTGCTGTTACATATTACACAAAGATTTCTGAAATCATCCAACTTAGTTTCGCTGCTGACTCTCTGACTGGTACTCCTGTCAATGGTGAGACTATTACTGGGGCAACTTCTGGGGTTACTGCATCTAATCGTGGTTTAATCGGTGCAGGTACTTCAGCATATATTGAGCTTGCTGATGTTGCTACAGGAGCTACTACAGTTAACGTGGATAGAAATACTGGTCTTGCTGACGGTATGTATCTAACTGTTGGAGATTTTGCTAACGCTGATAGCACAAATGAAATTCTTTCTATTGATGCCTCTGGTATTAACACTACAACTAACGTCCTGACTGTTACTCGTGGTGCACTTAATACTACACCTGCACCAATTCCTGCAGGACGTCTATCTGTTGCGTGGTCAGCATCTGCTACCGTTACAACGATTGACGAGGGTGGCACATATGCAGCAGGTGATGTAACACTCACCGTTGCTGATTCTACTGGTTTTGTGACTGGTGGATATGTATTGGTTGACAACGAAATCTTAGAAATCACTGGTGTTGCAGGTAATGACTTAACTGTTACTCGTGGATCTTACGGTACATCTGATGTTAACCATAACAATGGTGCTACTGTCACATTGTTAACTAACAACGGACAATATTTACTTAACTGGTTTACAACTGACGAAGCACTTACTTTCGCAGGTGGTGCTGCTGCAACTGTATCATTCAGTGCAACTTCATCTCAAACAATCAGCACAAAGTTTGTTTTATCTGAAACAGGTGCAAGTGCTACAGATCATATCTTTAACCAAGCACTGCAGTTAGATCTTAATAGGACTTATATCTTTGATCAAAGTCATTCGTCTAACGCAGGCAATGCCTTCAGATTTTCAGCAGATGATAGTGAAGGTCCTAATGGATCAGGTACTGAGTATACTACAGGTGTTACTAAGGTAGGTACTGCAGGACAAGCAGGTTGCACAGTAACTATCAACATCACATCATCTACCTCTAACCTCTTGAATGTATATTCTGAGGATGGACTTGATCCTTCGGGGACTGGTGGTCGTGGTTTTACTATTAACGTGCAGTTGACACCAACATACACAAGAATTTACATATACAACGTATCAGGTGAAGCACTTGCAGCAGCAGATACATTTACTGTTGGAAGCACTACACAAACAATACAAGCAAGCGGAGTATGGTCAGGTCCTTATGGATACGTCCATGACTGGGATCCCGCAACTAATCATCTAAAAGTTTCTATCGATAGAAACTCTGCTGCATTTGCAGTAGGAAATACATTCTACGATTCACCAACTTTAATTAATGGCACAAGATCTTTATGTGAGGTTGTCGATGGTAAAATTTTAACTGTTGACACAATCGGCGGTGCTGATGCAAGCAGGACTGCAGGCACATATACAGTATCAGGATCATCCAATGGTAGTGGTACTGGTCAGTCATTCTCGGTTGTAGTCGCAGCATCTACAGGTGCAGCGAGTGTAACTATATTAAATGGTGGTAAGAATCACTCAGTAGGCAACACAATTACTATCCTTGACAGTGATCTAGGTGGTGGTGGAGCAGCAAACCTAACATTTAATGTAGCGACTATCTCATCTGGTATTCAAACTTCTGCTACAGGAGTTTATAATGTCAGTGATTACGTTTTCTATGATAAAGCAATCGCAGGAAATGTAACAGATAAAAACTCATCTATTATCGTCGGACCAGGTCAAAACCTGATCTGTCGTGCAGCAAATACAAACGTATCATTTATTGTTAATGGATTTGAGTCAAACTCTTCTGATTACGAAGTAGTTAATATGACTAAATCAGCGAGTGAAGGTGGTGGCGGTGGAGCAGCACCCTAACTAAATATCTCAGTGGGCAATCCTTAAATGGCACTAACTCGTCTTAAAAATATCATTACATCGAGGACTGGACGTATTATATACGTTAACCCCGATGATTTTGATGCTTCAGATTCATTTGATAACAGAGGTAACTCAGCGTTACGTCCGTTTAAGACGTTGCAGCGTGCATTTTTAGAAGTATCAAGATTTTCATATAGAGTTGGTTTAAGTAATGACGAATTTGATGCATTTAGTATCTACCTATATCCGTCAGAATATGTTTTAGATAATAGACCAGGTTTATCAGATTTTAACCAGATCCAACCATTTAATGAGAATACTAACTTTGATATAACTTCTGCATCGAATGAGCTTTACAAATTCAATTCAACTCGTGGTGGCATTATTGTACCCAGAGGTTGTTCCGTCGTGGGATCCGACCTCAGAAGAACTAAGATTGTACCTAAATATGTGCCGTATCCCACAGTACAAGGATCCCTTGGTATAACTGCTGCTAACGAGCCTAATCCTACTGCTATCTTTAGATTGACTGGTGCCACATACTTCTGGCAGATGTCATTCTTTGATGGAGATAACAACGGTGTATTCTATAGAGACGACCTTTCACAGATCGCACCTAACTTCTCACATCATAAACTAACGTGTTTTGAATATGCTAATACAGATGATCTAAACCTCTACTATCAGAAGATCTCTAAAGCATACGCTACAATCCCCGACTCATCTGGTATTATCGCACAAGACCAGTTACAGGCAAGAGTTGAGGAAAACAGAATTGTAGGTCCAATCTCTGATGAATTTGCTGTATCACAGATCATTAGAAACGGACAGACTGCTACTGCATTTACCGTGGATGAATTGGGTAACCCCAAAAACCACGGTTTCTCTGTTGGAGTGGCAGTTAATATTTCTGGTGTAACAGGTCCTACTGAGCAAGATCAATTACTATACAACGGATCATTCTTTGTTACATCTGCACAAGGTAACCAGTTTACATATCAAATGTCAGCTGAGCCATCTGGTAATGCTATTGGTAGTAATATATTAGTTAAAGTTGAGATTGATACTGTAGACTCAGCGTCTCCATATGTATTCAACTGCTCGTTAAGATCAGTGTGGGGTATAAATGGTATGCATGCTGATGGTGCAGAGGCAACTGGTTTTAAATCCATGGTTGTTGCCCAGTTTACAGGTATATCACTACAAAAAGACGACAGAGCATTCGTATTATATAACCCAACTACAGGTCAATATGAAGCACAAGCAGCAGGGTCTGGTGCACACATTAATGGTCTGGCAAAATATCGTAAAGGATGGCGTAACTGCCATATTAAAGCATCCAATGATGCATTTATTCAAGTCGTTTCTGTGTTTGCTGTTGGATTTGGTGACCATTTCTTCAGCAATACTGGTGGTGACCTATCTATCACTAATAGTAACAGTAACTTCGGGAATACCTCTCTCAGATCTACTGGATTTAAGTCAGCAAGTTTCACCAAAGATAAGGCAGGACAAATTACGCACGTTGTACCTCCTAAGGGATTAAGTGACGTAGAGGAAATATCAGTAAACTGGGTAACAATCGATATTAACAAGACCAGAGCAGCAGCGGATCCAACAAAACTATTTTTATATGGATACTCAGTAGAAACTGGCAAACCACCATCAAAAGTCCAAGGCTATACAGTTGGTGCTAGAAGGGATGATGTCAACACCCCAGACAGAGTTTATGTATTGTTGGTGGCATCTGGTGCATCTGAGCCAACAACTCACTATGCAGAGATATCTCCTTCAGGTACTACAGTAACAGGCACATCACCTGGTGATGATGATTCTCCACTCAAGTGGGATGTTACACAACAAAACTGGTATATCCAAGTAGATGGTAGTCAGAATACAATTTATACTACACTACAGTCTAATACAACATATCAAAATCTAGGATTCACACCTACTACATTCATTCGTAGGGTGCCTGATGCTAGAAACCTTGTCGATAGAATCTATCGTTATCGTTACGTCCTTGACAAAGATGCATTCCCAGTGCCTAGGACACCGATTACTGGTTTCGTTATTCAGCCTAGATCATCCGAGACTAACTCTCCTGCATATTCAAAGACATACTACATCTATGCAGTTGAGACATATCAAGAGTTTGTAAGAGGTGTCACTGATGGTATATACTATCTGACTCTTCTTAATGCTTCAGTCAGCCCAACAACAACCAACTTCAACGATTTCTTCTTCTCTCAACAAACAGTGGATCTCTACCCTGCATTTGACAGAGATAATCCTGTTGCAGATCCTGCAGCATCTATCTCCATTGCAGACAATGAAGTCTTGGGCTTGGTGAAGACAACCGACGGTGCATCACCGACACCTAACGAGAATACACAGTTGTCTATTACAAAAGAAACAACACAGTATTATCTACAGGAGTCACAAAATAACTTAGGATATACTACAGCATCTAACGTGTTGAATGGTATCTCAGTTACTGCACGTCTGGGCGATGCAGAGGAAAGAAAGATTCCTCTAAAACTTAACGCTGACAGTAGCGTCCAACCTCTGCTAGTAGAGCTGAGACGATACTCTATCCTTAGAGCGTCAGGTCA